GTAGATCTTGATACGTTTATACCCTTGGGTGCCCGGGAGGGCATCCTTGAGGAACCAACGCCCGTTCTTTTTGACGTAAACCGAATCACTGCGTTCGGGGCGAAATGCCCCGTGCACAGTTCTTAGGTTTACTCGACCAAGGAGGAGAGAGTCCCTGAGCTTCCAAGCCCAGGCTCGTTCCTCCAATTCTGCAAAAGGAGAACTACCACCTTTCACATAGATCGAATAAGACGGGTACACGTAGTCTGCCCCGAGCGCATAGAAAGCCGCTCGAGACTTAAACGTGTAGGATTCAAAGGTAAAACCACCTTCCCCATGCTCTCGACCTGCCGGAGTAAGTTGAAAGTCACCGATGAGGTGACCGTCGCCGTATCCGTCGGGGCCGTAGAGTCTCAGAGGCTCAGAAATGAGCTTGAGAAATTCATGGGCAAGTTCAGGCTGCCCCGTGCGCACGAAGAAGTTGTGCGCACTAAAGCATGTATGACCTGACAAAGCGTCCTTCACATAGAAAGGACGGATATCGATTCCGGAATAGTAGTCCTTCCCGCAAGACTCACGGAAAGGCCCCGAAGAGAAGCTCTTTTTCCTGTTTACGACGAACCCTACACAATGTAGGACTTTCGACAGTAACGGGGCAGCGTACGTGGGTATGACAATGTCGTCCCCATATACGTTGCACAGACCTCTATCCTCAACTTTCACACAGGCCGAAGCCAACGCAAAGAAAATCAAGGTTTCGAGGGGGAACGTAAAACCGTTCCCCATAGAGCTGAACTTCTCGAGTCGGATATAACCCGCTTTGTACTGAACTTCGCCCGTACGAAAAGTACGGAGGAAGTCCCACCAATCATAAGGAAGGAGTGAACCCACCAGTTCATTGGAAACGGTATCCGATGCGCTACTAAGGTCGAGAGTTGCTAAAGCCCCCGATAGGGATCCCTCTTTGGCCAGACGCTGATTAAGCGTCTGATCGCGGATGTCGACCCCACCTCTTGCCAACCTACGTGCAATATAGTCGCCAATCCCTAGCTGAACCATTGAGTTCAGCACGGGCTCGACGACGATTGTCCGATCGGTTTTGGCAGTCTTCCGGACGAAGTCAACACGACCAACGGTAACCGTCACGTCGTGGTTAGACACCTCAGGGCCATTAACCTCATGGTCGGCCCACTTTGGCATCTCAGCTATCACGTCGCCTAAGGCGCGGATAGCATCTTCGCTACAAGCGTACCTCGTGCTCAACTTACGTCGAGCCGAAGCATCTCTCTTCTTAACGTCTGTTGTAGCCCCTGGGCCAAAGGAAAGCCTCAGATCCGACAGACTTGGCAAATCTCCAAGAATACGCGCGATTTTCTGCTGAGCCCGGAATAAAACGGACTCAACATCAGGGGGGAAGAAAAACCCTCCCTGGCGCGCTAGTCTGAAAATTTGATTCGTCTGCCTACAAAGCTCCTCTGCTGCATCGAAAGATGTCTGGGCAGCTCCGCGCTTGTCCTCACCAATCTCAATGTCGGCTCGCTTCTGAAAGAAAGCGAGCACTTGACGTATTGATCTGGCTTCGGCGCACGTACACTCTCCATAGTCGATCTCAAACAGGCAAAGGCCTCGCAGGTCTCCCGCTTTTACAAGCGAAAGCACTGCAGCGGCCTGCTCTCCACTTACGTGAGAGAGAATACCCTGGGAGACGGAAAGCAGAACTTCGTTCGAGCTTTCTGTCGATAACACCTCGTCCCATCGTGCGAATTGCATGATAACTCCTAAATTGGGAAGTTTGATAGAGGGAGGAGCGGTCGCCCCCGGATAGGGGGACCCGACTTACGTCGGGCTGACCAGCTGATCGATCAGCTCAGGCGCAGGCCCCGCGGTAGCTGCCGCAACCGTCGTAGAGACGTTGTTCAGCAGATTGACCAAGATCTGGCGAGCCAGACGTCGGTCGGTCACGGTTGAACGCTGATGGAAGAAAGCCGTCAAGAACAGAGTGTTCTCGTAGGCGACCTTCGGAGCAGCGGTGTAGCCAGCAGCGTTTTGATTCAGTACTGCTTCCATAACTGGGACAACAACACGAACCTCGCACCGATATACGCCAGACTTCGACTTTGCCATTTTCATGGTAAGCCTAACTTGGGCATATTCCGGAACGCTTGCCAGGACTTCTCGCCATAGTGCCTCTACACCGGACGCATCGCGCGTAACGGAGATGGGCACGAGAGTATGGGAGACTGGCGCCGCGGCGCCGTCGAAAGCGACGACGTTAGCGATTGAACTCATAAGGAGTCCACCTTTCAAAGTTTTGTTGTATTCTGCTAAATAGTTTCGCGCTGGCTTAGTGCCAGCTACGGCCTACTAACAGGGCAATTGCGTTAGCGCAGTGCTGCCAAGAAGCAGCTTGTCCGAAAGACTTGACGGACGGGACAGGAACCGACAGAGAACTACTCACGGACCGGTTGACGTTTTTGTAGAGATCAGTCATAAGGGTTTCCCCTATGAATACATTTCTAACGCCACCTACGAGAGCACCAGACTGTCGAAACCTGTTTGACATCCTATAGGTCTTCGTTATCGTCGTAACAAAAGTGGCTGTAAGGCTAGAAGCCAAGCCGCGAGCGCTTAGATAGCTACCGATCGGTATAAACCAATCAGCGACGAAGGAGTAAGGGACTAACTCCCAAGCTATCGAAGCGGGATCTGTGAGGCCAACCAGAGAAGGTACGTTCACTTCTCGGACGCGCGCAATGATCTGACCCTTGGTGTTACCACCGCAGACAAGATCAGTGTATTCGTACCCCGACCCAACGGTCGTGAGTATGCGCTTTTTCCTCTTACGGACCCTGTAAGTCTGCTCATACGGGAAATTCAAAAGCTTGCCAAGAAATTCGGCAGCTCCGTATACGTCGTTGAGCAGCGGTTTCCACCCATATTGGAGTTGAAGCCAATTCGAAGCGACATTGCGAGAGGGCTTAATCCTGCCCTTTCCGCCTGTCGAGTCTCCAAGACTCCTAGCTGCACCTATGACGTCGCCTCTACGCACACGGCGTAAGGCGTTTGCGATGCGCAATGCATTGTTTCCAATCATAGTCAGTGTCTGCCCGGCTTCGCCGAGTGAGACGCCTGCATTAAAATCGGAACCTGCAACCGCTTCCCGCAACTTGCCGATTAAGGCAAGAGAGTCATTGGCGTTCCATTCGCCTGCTGGGTCGATGATCGGCCCAGGGACGGCTCTGAACTCTCGGGCGTTTCCGAACACGCTGTTCCCATAAGGAACACCTGATGCGTATTCTTGGCGCCTCTGATAACCAGAGTTTCGTTGGAATCTTATTTCGCAGCTATATGGATGATCATCGTCACGCTGGCTTTTGTCCGGTTTATCAACCCGGCGTTTCCGCCGGATCCACCTCTGAGTAAGAGGATTAAACCAGTCATAGTGCTCGTAGACAGGGGGGTTATGAGGGCGGTCTGAGCCGTTCCAGACTTTACTCTCGTAAAGTCCGACTAGTCCAGGCGCCGTCGGAACCCATGTCCCGAAGCTATTGTAAAAACCAGTACTGTAGGAGGTTCTCCTATCAGTGACGACATTACCAGTTGTCATTGTTAATTGTAACTCCGCACCTAGAGCGTCGGCAGCACGAACAGGGTAGATCCCCGAAGAAGTGCGCCTCAGACCAGCTACCAGCGATTCCATAGAAGTTGTAAGGTAACAACTCCCACTCGATCACCGATAATGGTGCTCTTTCCCGCAGGTCATTAACCTGCAGCGGGGGGCCGCAAGCCACCCGAGAACGGATGTCCACTACTGACCGCCACAGGAACGCGAATGCGAGACCAACGCCCACCGAAAGGAGGGCAAGGCTGGAGAAAATCCAGAAGTCACGCATATAAACGCTCCTGAGGTATCAGAGGGACA